ATAAAGCGGGTTTGAGATTCACCCTTCATTTCGGATTCGCCTTCTGGAACTGAATAGCCGATTGACCATTCTTGTTCTCCGCCGAAGAATTTAATGTCTTCGTAAGCCTCACGTCCACGTGTTGTGTTTAGGTTAAATTGCATTTTCACTAACACCCCTCCAGCATCTACTGCTTTGAGGTGTTCTGGAAGCCTGTTATCGCCGGGCATTAATTCTTCTGCAGATAAAGTTCTAGCAACTGGGATAGTTGTATCGTGTGACCAGACGCCTTTAGGCATTCTTTTCGTAAGAGTCTTTGTGTAAGCACCGGGTTCAATGACATCATTCACATTGTCAACAATGTTCGTGACAGAGACAACGGCTTCAACCGTTCCTTCAACATCATTTATCGCTTTTGCTTCTACTCGCGCATTCTTGTGGGAAAGTTCCACTTCTCTGGCCTCCTGTGACCGTGTTTCTTTCAAGACTACGGGAACTTCTTACAAAATAGTGGGAGCATATAGCCCGACTATTCAGATGTCAGTTCTCTCCCTGTTGTAGCCACTGCATTAGCAGCCAAACCGCCTGCGACAATGCTGCCTATACGAGAGCCACTACGGGCTGAATCTATGTCTGCCGAGTCAACTCCGAACTCAAGAAGCCCCCCTGTTGCAGGAACATTCGTGAATAACATTGTGCATCGGCAATTTATTATCTGATCTGGAGGAGCAGTAGGATCACCGGGATTCATCATTGCATTACCGCCAACACTGAACCTGTCTGCGAGTAGTCTTGCTTGCCCATCTGCGCTTGTATGAGTATGTCTAACTTTTGCGTCCTGCATCGAAAGCCAGATTTTATATCTTAACCCAGCCTGTTGAGCCGCAATCATTTGGCCTTCATTGACAGCGAACGACGCTTCAGTAGTGCCAATCATTCTTGCTCTCGTTTTTGTTGCTGATGCAAAAACTTCTTCAATACCTTCAGCAATAACATCGACAGATTTTCCAGCCGTTAACCCTTTAGAGATAACTTTCTCTAATTGCCGTCTTGTCGTTCTGTTGATTTCTTTCATGCGTTCAAGTCCAGCAATGATCGCTGCAGCAACTAAAGCATCTTCAGTATCGAAGGCTTTCTCTCCGACAATCATCGCTACATCATTACCGCCATCAACTATTGCTGCTGAAAGGAACGACGTTGCATCGTCTTGTAATTGCTTATCCCATTTCGGAGTATCAAATACTTCACCAACAGTGACAGAAACGCCCTTGTTTACTTTTTCACGTACTTTGCGTGACTTCCATTTCTCTAAAACAACTCTGCGTTGCCTCTGGAAAAGTGAAGTTACTTGAATAGCAATCGAATCTTCTATTCTTGCCAACTGCTGATCTCTTCTCATCCGAGTGAGGTCAGCCTCTTTTTTGTCAATCCAAAGATTCCCGTACTGGAATCCCCACTTCGTTTCGTCTAAAGGGACCGCATCATCGGCTTTAGCCTCGACCCCTTCCTCAGATTTCATAGGAGTGATAGGCCCCATCGGAGTATCCACAGAAGGAACAGTGCTGGCAGGCACTGCAGGTTCCACTGGGGGAGCAGTTGGAGCAGGTTGAGGCGGAGTTGCTATTCCTTGAGGAACAACTTGTATTAAAGATGGCTCACCTGTCGAACCTTCTCCAGATACCTGACCCACAGCCATAAGGTTGCTGTTAATAAACAAGTGATCAGCGCCAACTGGGTCTCTGCCAGTTAATTGCCTGTACTCGTCGATTGTTATTGCCCCGCTCTTTAACTCATCTAAATGGAATGTGGCTCTTTCTCTTTCATCACGGGAAAGAATCGCTACGTCAGAAAGATCAAATTTCACAGTTAATTCTTCAGAACCGTCAATACGGTCGAACGCACGTTCGATAAGCATTAAGTGTGGGAGCATCGTTTCTCTCCAAAACACTTCGAGTTCTGTGTCCGCATTAGCGAAAGTCGAGTTCTTAGCATTACCTACAACTGACTCGGGAACACCAAAGGCCATAAGAATTTCTTCTTTAGCCAACTGTTTCGACTCAGCGTATTGAGAATCACGGTTCGTTACAGAAGTATCGAAATATGCTGCGTGCTCTGCTTCCATAACTGTTAAACGCCCAGCCCCACCTAAAGCAGAACCAGTGTTACCCAAGAAGCGGCGACGTAACTCGTCTGCGCTATCGTCGTCCATCTCACCTTTGACCATCAAAATTCCGCCGGGTCGCCCATCGTTAATCATAAAGTTCCGATTGAACACCCTTGCGAAATAATCAATCTCAGTAGCGAGTCCGCAAGACTCTAAAGGAGACTGACCTCTATAAGGATCAATAGGGTGAGGTATCCGAAGCCAAACAACATTCTCAGGTGGAATGATCCTGTCCTGATGAGGGTGAGGCATTTCGACTTTGAAACCAGAAATGAATTTATTCGCATCTGGAATTGGGAAAGTGTTTTCTGGTGGTAATAAAGAAATGCTCGTTATTTCATCGAGACGATTACGTGTCACCTCAATAAATGCTCCTCGTTTAGAGAGAAGAATTTGAGAAGAAAGTTGAAAGCGGAAATTGTAAGCGTCATGGTAAGGGTTAGCCATACGGTTAAGTATTGGCACTAAGAAATGATCGCCCTTTTCGTTGCCATCAGAATCATTTATAAAAGCCCGGAGTCTCGCAGCGTTAGAAGCAATAGCGTAAACGCTCTTATAGACCCAAGTAACTCTGTCGTTACCATGCGTCACAGCACGCTCAACGTCCCAGTCATCTTTGTAAGGAGTGTTTTTACCGCCCCCTACTCCGTATTGGTTCATGCTTGCGCCGGAAAAAACATTTGCTTTCCCGCTGCTTAAGCCTTCCCAACCATCACGGTTGTGACCTCTGAATCTAAACCCATCTAAGAAACCCATATCAGCCCTCGTAGCCTAATAACCAAGCGACCATAAATAACATTCCAGCAGAAACAAACAAACCAGTCGCAGTGTTAACCGTGAATCCACCAGATGCTCCAGCCGCTACTGACGAACAAAGTGCAGTGATTGTAACTTTTTCTCGCATACCTGTCCGCGCAATAAGTGACAAAATCATAGCAACGAGAGTTACAGACCCCCAAATAATGAGTGCAGTTGAGCCAAGCATAACCACTAGCCTACGTCTCCTTAACGACTATCCGTGGTAGGCGCAGCAAGAGAGTTTGTTGGCTCATATTTTCTGTCTGGATCATATACATATACAGAAGACCCCGGCCCTTTTCTGTAGTAAGGCGCTCTGCCCATATCAAGCATAATGCGTTCAGCGAGAGGAACAGCGACTCTTAATTCTTGTTCATCGCACGGTCCCCCTTCAAAAGTGACAACCCGCGCAGTTTCCTTTTTGTTGTTCAGTTTTTTTCTGCCCATTACTTACATCCTAGCGCGCCAGAAACCCCCAAGAGGGGTCCCGGCTAACACACCTCCAGTCATAGACGAGTATTACCTCTGCCAGACTTACACATAAAATTGGTTAGTCAGGGTTAACGCGACAGCCCCACCCTGCCGGGGATACAGGGTGGGGCCGGAACCCCACCGGGGAAAGGAGGGAAAACCCGGAGGGGCTAATTCCCTGTACTATAAACTGTTCCGTCGTCTAGACGGAAGAGGATAGGTTCCCCCTGATCGTTATAGATCACTTCAACTTCTTCTTCTCTGGAGTCGTCATGTTCTTTTGCTAATTGGCCGCAAGTCACAACACCCCAGCCAAAAACAACAAAGAAAAGAATGAAAAAAAGAACTGTCAAAATTCTTTCTGCTACTGATGTATCCCTAATCATGCTTGAACCAAGGCGGGGTAACGAGGACGACATGACAGCATCCCCGTCACACCCACCTTTCTGTTAAGCAGCAGCAAGCAGTGTCCGAGGGGGTCGTGTACCACTGTCAGTCCCTCTCTGCTCTTAACAATAAAACTTTTTGCCGGTCTTCATTTAAGGACGAACAACAGCCAGCCCCAAATGCAGGAGAAACCCAACTTGATGGGTTTTCCATAATCTCATCATACTTCTCGCAAAAATGCTCTCCGGGGATATTCCCACCTAAGAACGAACACTGATTTTTCTCAACGTCCCATTTCCCAAAAGGACAAGGCCCTTGTTTACAGCACCAGCCTGAACGCACACAAGGGGAAGAACTCATTTTCTGTTATGAAGGATTAGTGGAGTGTGCTCACCTAAGTAAGAACCAAAAGTATTGAAAGAAAGAAACTCATCTGCCTCTGAGTAACTCATGTCCATAGTGAACATCAATTTTTCGAGCATTTTTTCTGCATCGTAAACGAGCACGTCAGGCATATTTATTCTTCTTGCCGCACCAATGATGCAAGAGTCGAATAGGTCAACTGGTCCGGGACCATCAAAAACTACTGCCTCTGGATTGTATTCAGCAAGTTCCTGCCAGAACTCTCCGTCTCTAATAACTAATTCTTCATCTGGGTTTTCGTATGTCTCATTCATAGTTGTTCTGGTATCCAACCAGTATTTATTTTGTTCACGAATTTAGGTCGTGAAAGTTTGTTGTATTTTTCCTGCAACTGTTGATGCTCTTCCCATAACTCGTCGTATTTCTTTTTCCAAGAAATGCGTCGGGGATTAGGCTCTAGAGTGTCAGAGTCAGGGTTGGTTAAATACTTTACGTTTTCAGCCGTGACATAAGCGTGCTGATTTTTACGAACTTGAACTGTCTTAACTAAACGTCCAGCAAGTTCCAAGTTTCTAATGCTTGAAGAAACAGACTGATGTTTTTTGCCAGTAATCATTTCCGCTTCTTCGCTTGTTAGCCCTAACTTGCCATTCGCATGACATAAATTAATAATTGTTTGCTGCAATGTTGCCGCTTGTTGAATTTCATATTGTTCATGCATCTTTGAAGTTTCAGAGCCAGCAACATGTCCGGTCCCCTCGTTGTATTCAAAAGATGGTTCAAAATGTTTCATAACTTCCCTTGTGTAGTCGAACCGTTCCATCTAAGCCACTTCCTTTCTGCGTTTAGCCATATCTTTGTCTTTGATTTCTCTAAACCAGCAACCGTTGCATAAAGTCGCAATGGCATTAATCGGTATTCTTTCAGAACACTCACCCATTATTGGGTACCCCAAGCAACCCCGAGAGAGACCTGTGTATTGACGATGTTCTTCCCAAGTGTCTCTCCTATTTGTCTTCTCACACACTTTCCCGGAACCAGTCCAGTGTGTAATCATCTTTACTCTTGTGTTTTTGAGTTGCCCCATATTTTTCCTTCCTTACGCCGCATCTGTTACTGCGTAAACAACTTTGTCGAACTCTTTGAATGGAGCATCTTCTGGACCCTTAATGTGAGAAGGGATCAAAATTGCTCTATGCGATTTAGGATTTTTTATAGTTTTTTCTTCATCTAAATATGCAGGCCCCAGTGTTGGGTAATGTTGCTGGCGAATATGTTGCTCTACAACAAACTGGCATGTCAGCCTTCTACCTGATTCATTATTTTCAGAAGGTCTATAAGGCTTCCGAGGTAAGTCAATAATTTTTACAGTCTCTTTCAAGGAGCCTGAATTGAAACCAGATTTATCTGCTTTGCGTTTAATCTTTTTAGCCGTTGATTTAGAAATTACTGATTCGCTTAAATCGTTCATGCCTTTTCTATTTATGTAATCCAAGAAAGCACGAAGGCCGCAAAGCACTCTTGCATTTTCTGGGTACTTACACCATGTAGGCAGATAATATTTTCCGCTTTCTAATTTGCTGTTTTTTTGCAAATCAATAACTTGGTCTTTTTCTATGACATGGAAGTCTTGGTTGAAATCCCATCCCCACATATCAGTTGGTTCATCTTGACCAAAGAAGTTCAAATCTAAAAGACCAGTGCCGATCATGGTGTCCCATAGGTCAATAGTGTCACCTATCACATCAGCCAGAGAAGTGTCTTCTGGTATGCCATATAGGTGTTTCCCTTCTTCTAAAGACAACCTCGTTTTTTTATGAGACCCTCTTGTAAGCCACCGGCAATTCAGCACTCCAGAATCATCATCTGTTCTGAAGTAGTCACCGGATTCTTTGTCGAACTCTGCTTCGCTAGAGATAGAGCAAATAAACATGTTGGTATCGAATAGGACAAATTCTTCAGGAGAAAGAACTGGCCATTGGTCTGTTTCCATTCCATGCTGGTAAAGAGACGCCGCTCCCCTGTCTATGATCTCCGCCATCATTGGCTCGATCCAAAAAATTTGTGCGTTCATAAGTTGTTGACCCACATGCTTATACGCTTCGTTTGGATTTATGTCACCAAACAGCGACCAGTCGAAAGAAAACGCAACAGCCCTTTCGCTAATTCGTTTTTCATCACCGACTTCTTTCAGCCACCGTTCATACTCCCCATTGAGGCTTTTCCTCCCAGTGGTGTTTCTTAAGAAATAATCCACCACTCTCGAATGAGCGAACTGGGCAAGGCTAGCCCCTTGTTCTTTTGAAACGATAGGCAAGCCAGATTCATCTAAACCTAAATCTAATAATTTCATGTAGCGCCTTCTAGCCAGATGTTCAACAACTCTTCCATTGAGTAATAGGTGGAGCCTTCCATATCTTTGACCCAAGCAACCCACTCGTCGTCTTGCCGAACAATTATTGCCGCCCATTCCCCATAACTATCGTTGGCGTATAAGTACCAACCAGTTTGAGGGCCTTCATCAGGATGAGGGGTGACAGTATAAAGATCGGGATGTGCTTCAGCGTGCTGTAAAACCTTCACGACAGGAATTGGTGTTATCAACATGACCAAGTACCTGACCTTCCAGCCACATACTCATTTGCTGGGACTCTTTTTTGGAAATCAGAAAACTCAACAAGGACAGTGTTGTCTTCAAAGCATTCAACAACATAGCCGGGAGATTTTTTAGTTCCCTTTGCTTGCTTTAGTTGAACCCAAACGTTAGTGCCCGGTTTAAGTATTCTTTGACCTTCTCTTCGTATCTCTCCAGAGAAGATTTCTCTTTCGACCGTTTGAACAGTCGTAGTTTGGCTGGTCATAGGAGACTCTTTGCGGAAGAAAGGAAACTTGAGACGTTCTAGTTCTTTCTTGTCAAACATGTCTTGCCAGCGACGCACACATATTGCCGAGTTGATCTCGGTCCAGTGCTTTTTATTTTTCAAGTCGTATTCTTCTGTGAAGTCTTTCATGTGTCATGTCTTTCATCTAGTCAACTATCTATTGTACCTTCTTTTAAGAGGGTTCACAACCTCCACCTTGAAAGCCCCTATGCTTTCAGTATGGCTAAACCACAAGTTTGGGAAGACGGAGCAGCAATCGTCGGCATGTCATACTTCGACCTGTGGAACGACGAAGATGCCCTTAACTTTCCTGACGAACACGCTGCTCTAGATTTTATAGAACAGCAAATCTACGAACTAAGAGAATTATATTTCACCGCTGGGCAACCTCAACCTGACCATCAAGATGAAGCGGCTATAGCCCACCTGTTCGCAAATATTGGAGCGGCGGCTTTTGATGCTTACGTCATAGCAGGGAAAATACTTCCATCAGAAGCGATGAAACATATTCTCTTAACCATCACCAGCAAGCAGTCAATGTACGGGCACAACAACATTGCAGGCTTTGGCATCCCGGGAATCATTATCCGTTGCTGGGATAAAGTTCAGCGGCTACACAACCTCATAGAACATGAAGGCCCAGTTTTATTTGAACCAGAATTAGATTCTTGGCTAGATATAACCGGGTACGCAATTATCGCAATGATGTGGATTAACGATTGGTTTATGTTGGACTTGTCTAAGAACTAGAAAGGTTCTGCAGGTGCTGAACCAGCGCCGCCTTTAGAGGCACCAGAGCCGCCCTTAGCAACCTTTGTTGCTTCAACAGTTGCCCACCGGCAAGAAGCCCCAATATCGTCAGCGACGATTACGACTTTACGGCGAGGCTCGCCTGAGTCTTTATCTTCCCAACGTTGTTCTTCTAAACGTCCGGTAACCATTATTCTTTGTCCTGACGAAAGCGAGTCGGCAACGTTTTCTGCCATAGCCGCCCATGCAGTTACATCAAAGAATGATGTTTCCTCTACCCATTCTCCGTCTTTTTGCCAACGGCGATTTACTGCCATTCTTAAATCGGCAACAGCCGCACCATTTTTGGTGAAGCGGATTTCAGGGTCAGCGGTGAGATTACCCACCACCATAATGTTGTTATCAACAGCCATGTCTTTACTCCTATCTGGCGTGTCTTACTTTACTAACGGTTTATAACCGCCCTAGTAGTTTATCAGTTGGCACAAGTGTGCGCGCTTGTTTAGGCAAATATGTAACAAGCCCTGCTTCGACAAGGCGTTCTATGTCAGCCCGGACTGTGCCGAGAGAAGAAACGCAAGTCTCTGATTGAATCTCTCTTAACGTAGGACCGAACTTATTTGCTTCCCAGTAGTCGGCTATAAAGGTTGCGACTCTGGAAAGACGCTCCCCTGTTATTACCGCACGCTGAGTTTTAGGTTCTGCTTGTGGAGGTTCTTGAACTGAACCAAAGGTGTAACTAAATGTAGGCATAACTCTCCTAAAAAGGCCGTGGCGTGGATTTACCTGACGCCTGCGGCACTCCTATTGCTTTCTTACTACGTCCATTGACCCAATGCCAAACTTCAAGCAAAGAACAAAAAGTTCTCCACATTTCGCAGTCTTGGCTTTGCGACGCGTTTAGTTCAACAAACGACCATTCCTCTGGTCGAAGCCAAAGAACACCAAACCGATCGATACGAGGTATCTCCGATGTGGAGCCATCTGGATGTATTAAAGATTTACCGTTGGCGTAAGCCGCTAATTGAAGCGCCACTTCTGGGTGAACCCCAGAGCGTGTGGTCTTAAAATCAATTAACCAATTTTCTCCAGAAATCTCTGTAATCGCATCGAATGATCCTGCGTATCCAAGACCCATTGGCGATTCGCCATAAACGGTTTGTTCTAGTTCTAGCCATGTTGGTGAAAACCTCTCACAAAATTGATCGTAACCTGAAATAAATCCCTGTTGTTCCGTGGGGACATCAACTGTCTCACCCAAAGCCAACCTTTCAAGGGTGTCGTGAACATTTGAGCCCATATCGGCGGCATTGTCCCGATCCCTGTTGGGTGCTGCTTTTAAGAATTGTACTGCACCTTTTTCGCCTCGCTTATTAACTAAGGCAGGGATATCGGTAGACACTGCTTCTTCTGCAACAACCTTAGCGGCCCAGTATTGAAGAAAAGGTTTGGGTAGTGTGCCAATGACACTTGTTACACCCGGAACTTCTTTTTCGTCCCATACATAAAGGCGTGAATCGTCTTTATGAACTGTTTTAATTTTTGGAGTAGTCATTATTTATCTTTCTTAAAAAAGAAACGTTTCTTTTTATTGTCTTCGCTAGAATCTTCAATCTCTGTGGAGAATATTTCTTCCAAAACTGATACATCTTCTGAAATAAGATTTTTCGGAGTAGGTCCATCGTGGTCTCCCATGCGGACAACTTTAACTTCTCCTCCAGAAAGAGACTCAAAAAAGGACTCCATGTCTCTTTGACTAAAAGTTACAGTTTCCATAATTTCAGTAATGTCTTCTTCTGTAATCATTTGCCGAAGAACAGAAATTATTTCCTCCACAGGAACGCCGTTCTGTGCTGGTTCTGGCATGTCGATAGCGAGAAGATTGTCGTCCTCGTCAATAAACGCCCAGATACTAGAACCTTCTTCACCAAGTTCTACTGGTCTAGTGCAAAAAGCGCCGATAGCCATGTGGGGATTCCATAGCGGAGAGGAAGTGATTGGCTTACCAGTTTCTTGATCTTTCATCAAAACGTGTGTTACTTGATAAGTCATAAAAAGAACCCTGCCTGCGTCACAAAAGATATTTAGAGGTTCAGATTCTGGAATAGATGTGTTGTTTTCTGTCATAGGTATTACTTTCTCTTAGATAAGTGTTAGTGGTTCCAGAGGGATTCGATGACCGTCATCCCCCTGAAACCGTTAGGGATGATAGCCGATTATTTATTACTTGTTTTTAAGTTTCTCTCTTCGTGCCTTATCGTAATGATAACGACACTTAAAATGCGCTGTTGCTGGCTTACCGCAAGGCTCACCATCTACAAGTACTGTGCAACTCTCTCTTTGTTTACGTTCATGGTGAGGGTCGCCATGTATATGCATCCGTGCATAATGCTTCATGCATACATTCCTAGACGAAGCAGGTCGCTCACAGTAAAGGCAAGTTCCTTGGGAGCCGCCTTTCATATAAGAACGTAAATCTTTTTCAGCATTAACTGAACCTGTAAGACGACGCCTTTGATAATGAGCGTGGCACAACTCGGCGTAAGCCGCATGGTTATCGCAATTATCTACTACGCAAAATTCGTTTTTCAACTTATTTCCTTATCATCAATTTCGTCGAGACTGATGTGTGTCTCGATACATGCGGCCGCAAATTTGTCATGTCCTAATAGTTCATAAAGAGCAGCGTCAAGTTCCTGTAAAAGTTTTCCTGCTGTATCAGAATCACAAGGAACCATAAAACCAAGTTGAATCCATTCAGCATTTTCAGCCGCATAAGGATGTCGTGTTTTAACTTGCTTTATTAAGAATTTTCTTAAGGAGTCTTCGCCGGGTTTTTCTGGGTTTGCCATTATGTCTTTGCTTTCTGTGTTAAGTGTTTTATAGAAGAACGGTGGAGGCATTTGTAAGCAACAAACTAAGGAGGATGTAATGAATACACCTCCACCGTCCCTCTTATGGTGTAGTGAAAGGAAAGAATGACCGTGAAGTGACTCCTTCGTCTCGCTCATTTAATAATAGGGACACAAAACCTAAACCGCAACCTGTACATAGGTTTTTTTAGTTATTGTTCCATTCTTCATTACATAAGAAGTTGTAAATGATGTGAGTGGTGACAAAAAGGAACCTTTGGAATTCTGCTTCGTCGTCGGGGTTAGCGGTTTTTCTTTCCCATTCTTCCCGGAGAGTAACGAAGAAATTATCCCAGTCATCTTCTTCTGTTCTGTCCATTATTTGTTTTTAATTAGACCTGTTTGTTTAAGCATTGTCTCCACTATAAGAGCACCTACTCCGAAAAGTGTTCCAACCCAAATTACAGACACAAGCCCTATTACTGGCAACTTTCGCATTCTTCTGGGTTCTCCAAATCACATTCCGCTATTATTTCCTCATCGTTTTCAAAAGGGTCTAACGGCGGGTGTTCCCCCATGCTCGTTTCCTTTATCTCCAACCAAACATCTTTGTTTTCCATAGTGTCCTCACAGGTGTATTTTTGTTCACCTTCTATTGAACCACATGCTGTCAAATTAGGATGCTTTGTATTTTTTCTTCACATCCATGATGCGTGGTCGAGGTTCTGTGTATTCCATGACGCTGGTGAATGCTTTACCTTTTAGGTCACCTTTGGTTACGTCTCGTTTGAACACGGTTAGTTTCCCGTGAGGTG